TACTTTTAGGGAATCTTTTATTTTCTTCTATGGATATTAATAATTTTTCTTTTAATATTTCAGGATACTTGATATAATAATTTTTAGGTAATGATTTACAAATATCTTCTATTTTATAACCTAATTCTATTGCAGTATCATAAATATCATCTTTATGACTATGAAAGTTATCATACAATCTTTTACCTTCTGTATTGTCAATCATATTTGATAATTCATTATACTTTTTTAAATATTTATCTAATTCATATTTTATATTCTCATGATTAGTATAATATCCAAAATCTTCTTTTGTTTTTGCTTTTGAACTTCTATTTTTCATATTTAATTTATTAAGACATATACCACATATATCTTTATTATATTTAGTTTTTAACAAAACATAATCTCGATATATTCTAGTATCAAATTCATTACATTCATCACATTGAAATTCTATGTATTTATTTGAACCATGATGTAAATGTTCTATAGGAATTAAAAATTCATCATTGTGTTTAGTATATTCATGCCCTAAATTTTCATAGTATTTTCTAGTTGTTGGATTCCATTTTACATATAATTCTTTAGTTATTAACATATTTATTACCTCACTTTTTCCCTCACAAAATTTTAAATAGGGAAGAGGTGAGGCTCTTATCAGTAGGGTAATTACTCCTACCTATCCCTATTCGTATTATACTATTATATTTACAATCTGTCAAGGTTTATTTTTAATATGAAATAATTTCAAAATCATATTTACCAATATCAGATTTATATTTAACATTAATATTGTTTTTTATCTTAGATTTATCAAAATTATCATCTAAAATAATTTCTATTCCATAACCTTTAAAATCTAACATAAGTTTATTATCTTTAATAAAACAAACTTTACAAATTTCTTCTTTAATACTATTTTTGATATTCTTTTTAAAATCTATTTGTTCTTTTACTTCTAAATCAACATCTTTAACTATTTCAATTTCTTTTTCCTTCATTATTTCACCTCTATATCTACATTTATTAGCTAATGGAGTCATCTTTAAACAATTATCATTTACACACCATCTAATAAAAGTACAATTATCATTAATTATTTTACATTTTAAAGAATGGGATACACCGTCAGTTAAATATATCCCATTCTCACATAAATATATATTCATAAATTATATCATTTAACTAACTGTTATAGTAGCAGTTGTTCCTACTGTATTTTTCGCTGTAATTACACATGTAATTATTGAACTACCTGCTGCAACAGTACTTATAATTCCTGTATGTAATCCAACTGTACAAGTACCAACAGTGCCAGAGGTAAATGAAAGATCTGCCACAGGTGGTTTAAAAGCAGCATCTCCATTAGTAGGTACTGCCCATATTTGTAAAGTAGAAGTAGCAGGGTGAGTAAGTGCTACAGTATCATCAGATATAGCCAAAAATCCTACCTGATCATACCAATTATTAGCATCAATAATTTCTGTAATTGTAGCATAGTATCCAGAACCATTACATCCACCAGTTCCAGCAAAACTTAAAGCCATACCCTCTAATGGAGTCTGTGCTACACCAGATGCAGTCATTGAAATTGATTGACTACCAGAAATTTGAAATCTAGGAACTTCAACTTGAACTTTACCAATAATACTAGAACCAGCAGCACTAGATTCATCAGAACTTGCTAATTGTGTATCAATTACTAATCTAACAACTGAAGGTAAGAAATTAGAGTTAACAGTAACATATCTTGCAGCAGAATCTAATGCAAAATATTGAACACATACAATATCATTCTCTGTTCCACCAACTAAAGTGAATTCTTTTGTACTAAAAACAACTTTGGTTGTAATACCAGCAGAATCCGTAACATAACCAAAGACATCAGAACCACCTACATCTGGTGTTAAAATAGGAGTACCTGTTACTGAACCTACTCCACCTGCTCCCAATGTAACATTTTCTTCTGTCCAGATATTTTTCCCAGTAAGAATTGAAGAACCTACGTTTTGCCCAATCATATTAAGTGAAAATTGTATTTCTGTTAATTTTGCATTAAATCTACCTGAATGGTAATATATGTATTGAAGAGCATTACCTTGTCCACCAGAAATTTCTTCACTCGCAGTTGTAATATCTATAGAATCATCTAAAATTGTACGACTTCTAAATAAAACATCACCGGTTGAAATATTAAAGGCTGTCACTGACCCTACACCAACTAAAAATTTTTTAGACATTATTTTTCCTCCTTAAAATTATTATTTTATATTTCCTTTACCATTAATTTTATTTTTAAATTCATCAAAATCAACCTTAACATCAGCATATTTATCATCAACTGATAAATCGCTCATCCAATGATTAATTTCTTCTTTAAAAGTAACCATTCCTGAACATTCTGCTTGTTTATATATTTCATAATGCAATTTATAATCATACCTTTGAAGTATTTTTGTGAACTTTCTAATAGTAAGATTATGTATGTTTTTTTCATCTACTTCATGAAGTGCAAGCATCACACATACAATTTGATCTTCTAAAGAGGCCATTTTCTTTTTATTTTTATTCATAAATTCTTGAGCATCTTTTAATGCTTTTTCCATTTTTGGATCTATATAAGTATCATCATAATCAGGAATATTTTGAAGTAAAATTATATTTTTAATATTATCAAAATCTTGTTTATCTATTGTTATTTTTTTATTTTCACTATTATATTGTAAATTAAAAATTAAATTTAATTTATCTTTTTCATCTTTGATATATTCAATTTGTTTATATTCTATATTCAAACATATTTTAAATATTTCAAGTAACATCATTAAATATATTTTTCCATTTTCATCTTTATCAAAAATATAAAATAAAAAATCTAAATATGACATCTTTATTATATTTGGATCAGGAATTTTATTTTTTTCAAAAGTTAAACAATTAACGCTTGTAAAAAAATTTAAGTAGTCTATTACTTTTACAGGATATATTAATAATTCTTTATATGGTATAGGTTTATCATAAGTAAAATATTCTTCTAATTCAGTTTTTTTAATCATTGTTACACCGTCCTAGTAGACAAGAAAAAAGAGTACCCTGAAAAATTATTATTATAAGATATAATATTAATAGATGAATTTTGTGTTAAATATAGTAAACCAATACCTCCACAATCAAATCCATTTAATGAATTTAAAATTTCTTGAACCATCACTAAATATCTAAATTTATTATCCTCTAAATCTACTAAAGTATTGTAAACAATAGTTTCAAATCCTATATTTGTTCCAGTAATATAAATATTATCTGGTTTAAATCTAGGAATAAAAAAACGAAGTTCTGAACGAACACTATCTATAATACTATTATTAAAAGGATATTTATAAATTCTTTGTTGATTTAATGGATCATCACCTTTACCTACTAATTTGATTATTTCTTGTATTGGAACATCAGGTAAGGAAGGTGATAAGGCATCAGGGGTATCGTATGCAATACAACGCATTAGATTTTTATTTTCTATTAATTTATTACCGATATTTGATAAGATTGTTCCTGTATTAGATAAATTTATAATATTTGACATTATCACCATCTCACTTTAAATTATGTTTGTATTAACTATATACTAGAATAAATTTTTCAATTTAATACTCTTCTCAACAAATTCACCATTGCTATTATCCGTTACCCTCAACATAATATTATAAGTTACTAAATTAGCAGTAATACTACATTGATCTGCATCAATAATATTCAAAGTATAAGCATTTATAGGTGTAGTACCTGGAATAATGCTAAAAGTAAATTCTGCTCCTTCAACTAAAATTCCATTGTTATATTTTTTTGCAATATAATTCTGAGAATAATTTTTAATAATATCTGCATTACCTAACAATTCATAAGTTATATTATCTTGAGGTACTTCAATCACATTTACAGTAATAGTATCCAATACAGTATTATCAGATGTTAATTTAGCAGTAATATTACAACTACCAATATTACTTGTTGCTGTAACTAATCCATTAGAATTAACCGTACAAATTCCAGTATTACTACTTGCAAAAGTTAATGAAGGAGTAGGGGAAATTAAATTATTGTTATTATAAACATTACAATTTAACTGTAGAGTAGTAGATTCTTGAATATCTACTAAATTGCCATTCAATATTGTAAGAGTATAAACATGTTCTTCCTGACTAACCTCACTATACTTCATTTTAAAAATTAACAATCCAATACTTGAAATATCGTCTGGAACACTTGAAATTTGATAATTATATTTTCCTAAATTATAAATATCATTAACTTTAATTTGTTGTGTTATTAATGTATTTGATACAATTAAAAGAAATGAATTATCAACAGTTTCAATATATTTATTTTCTTCTGTGTTAAGATTAAGTGATTTTGAAATAATACAAGGTATTTGATATAAAACGGAGTTTTGATCATAATATTTTAATGTGTTGTTGCATCTAGTAATCAATCCAACATCATTTATCTGAGAAGTAGTATCTGTTTCAGTACATATCCATTTAGAACTATCAAAATTTATAATATTACCAATATAAATAGTCTCATTTGGATAACATAATAATCTTTTCTTATTTGGATTTTTAATTAAAGAATTATCTTCAACAATACGAACATTTCTATCAACATCATTAATTTTTACTAAATTATAACTTGTAGAATTTTTAAATTCAGTTGATATTATACTTTTCATATTGTTTACATATAAACTTTTTCTATCTATTCCTCGTCTTGCTTGATAGTCAGTCCACCAAGTCAATAAATATCAACCTCCTATAAATTTCTAACAAATTATAATTAGAATAGGGAGATATTTATCTCCCTATTTATTTTAATATAATATTAAAAACTTTTTTCTCGTAAACCAATAAATCTAAAAGCAGTAGCATTAGCAGCAGTTTTATAATATAATTTATGGACGTAAACAGGAAAATTTTCTAAACTTTCACCTGCTTTTAATACAATAGTATTGCCATCTGCTACAACATTGTCAATATTAAAAGTAATATCTCCTGCACCGTCATTTTTTAAAAATTTAATTTCATTGCAATTAACTTCTGTATTAGCTTCAACAGCAGTAGCATTAGTAGAAAGAGTTACATAATCAGTTATATTAGCCATATTAATATTCCTCCTTATTTATATTATTTATATATTCAATCCAAAAATTTATTTCTTGAATTGCACCATTAATTGCGTTCAAATCTCCCATTGCTTGATTAATTCTATCAGAAGCACCTTGTTTTTGTGAAAGTAATAATTGCATACGTTCATTTAACAATTCAATTGTCATTTAAAATCCTCCAAAATTTATATTATGCTACTACAGCATATTGCCATTTTGAACCATCAGACATAAATAATTTACCTAAACCTGTTGCATTAGTTGTAAATCCAAGAGAACCTGCTGGAGCAGTTGTAGTAGTTACATTTACTGTAATTGCAGTTGATAAAGCAACAAGATATGCACCATTGCTAAATTTAACATCTGCTGTAGGTACAGTACCATCAGAACCTATTTCAATACCCAATACAGTTGTAGCAGTTCCATCATTAACCACTTCTACAAATAAACCCTTAACTATTCCTACTGTTCCCGTAGAATAGTTTTTAGCTTTAATATAAGCACCTTGAATTGTATTTGCTCCTGTATTTACAAGTTTATTTATTACTCTAATATCTAAACCTGTATCAGTTGGAGTCCCTGTTGCAATTGCAGTTCTACCAAAACTAGCCATTATACCTGTAGTTGGTTTTGTTGGATCACCAAATCCATAAGCCGTTGTTCCTGTTACATCTCCAATTGCAAATAATTTATGAAAATCAATACCTGAAATTGCATATGAAGCTAATGGTGAAAATTTTATTTTTGACTTAATTGTTCCTTCTGTAATATCGCTTGCTGTTGAATTTTCACCAACTGATTTCAAATTAAACTCCCTCATAATCATCCTCCTTTTCTAAAATATTATTTAATTATATATTTAATACTTAACCACCTGATTTATAAAAATTTGAATACGAATATCCATCATACAAATAATCATTAACTTTTAATTTTAATTCTCTGTCATATTGTGTTTTTAATTTACTCAATACTTGAAGTTTATCGGAAGGACTAAATAATTTAAAATCTTTATCTGAAAGATTTAATTTTAATAAATTACCATTATTTATTATTTCATCAAACCAAACTTTTCTCATATAATCTGCAAGTATCCATTGTTCTTCTTCAGTTAAATTATTTGTAAATAATTCTGAAGTATCATCTCTGATTAAAGATTGTTTACACTTTTTAAATAATGTTATAGCTTTAGATAAAGTTAATTTATTTTCAATAAGCATATCTTCTTCATCCAAAGATGTTAAATCAAAATCATCAATTTCGTGCATAAATTTTTGAAAAATTAGGTCATAAGAGGTTGACACTATATCAAACCTCCTTTATCATTTAGTTTTATTTTTATCTTGATTTTCTTTGTTAGCTTTTTCATCTTCTTTTATAAGACTAATCTTAACTTTAGTTTCATCTTCAATGGTATCAATTACAGAACCTTTTAAATTGCTATATTCACTAATTGCTAATTCAGCTAATAATTCTTTATTACCATCTGGAAGTTTTAAAATTTCTTCTTTCAATTCTTCTGCTTCTAAATTTGCTAACATACGTTTCAATTCAGAATGTAGTTTTATATCTTCATGTTTAAGATTTAAAATTCCTAATGAATCAAATACTTTTTTATCTGGAACATAAATATCTCCAGTTTGAATTAAATCACTAGTGTATGCCATGTTTTCTAATTCTACATAAGGCAATGAAGCAGGAGCAGCAATTTTCATTAAATTAATAGGTCTGCCATTTAATTGAATCCAATGAATTCTAGAATTGGAGTTGTTAATAATTCTAACTTTTACATCTGGATCGATTGACATTGTGTTAAAGTCGTTTTTAAATTGAGTATCTTTTCTTGCCATAAAATAATCATCCTTTGTTTTATTATTTATTTATATTTATTTTAGTATTATGATACATATTTCCAAATAAAACCTTTATGGGATTTATATGTTCCTTCACAACATCCAAGAAGATAAGTTGTTCTAATTTCAGAATCTATTTTTATATCTTTGTATGTATCCCATGTTTTTATTAACTGACCATCTAAGGTATATTGATTAATTTTCTTACCAATTCTAGGTATGAAATTGTTTATATTGAAATTATTATCTTCATATTCTGATTTAAAAAACCATAAATAATTATGTGCATAATTATTATTATGAAGACATGCTCTAGAAATATTAGTTTGAGATAAATTTAATTTTTCAGAAGCATAATTAGCACTTTCCCATTCTTGAATATACTTACCATCAATTGTACATTGAATAATAGGTTTACTTTTAGATATACTCATATTTTTTCTACCTTCATCAGTACGTTTAATACCCTTCATTGAATTGCTCATTTTTATTTTAGTCTTTTCTGAATGTTTGATACCTAATTTACTTTCGGCATTAGGGCATATATTATAAGCAATTTCTTTATTAGTAGCATCTAATGTGTCTATCCAATATTGTTCACGTTCAGTTAGGTTGTTTTCAGATTCTACTTTCTCTAATAAAACAATTATGAAGTATTGTGAACCATATTTATTATAAGAATTTTGCAAATAAATATTTTTATGCTTATTATTTCTTAAGTCTCTAAGATGCCCTAATTTACGCGACCATATATTTTTAGCACTACCAACATAAAATTTATTATTTACTAGATTAATAATTAAATAGATACCTGGATATTTCATATTATTTGTGATAATTTGTGAATTAATTGTTTCTAATATAATCATCTCTTTTCTATAACTAAAATATAAAAATAGAGTAAATAAAAAGAGGGTATTTTGTTCATACCCTCTTTTAAAATAATATTATTTATTTAATTAAGCATAATCATTAAAGGGCAACATTTTTATACATTGAATAGTAATTGCTATAAACAATGGTAATTCCAAATTTGCGATAACTTTCGAAATCAATACTCATATCAGCATTTTCAGTTTCTCTTACAATTGTTTCCCCTTCAAATGCAATCTTAACAATCTTACTTTCATTAGTTGCTACAATAATAGCATATTGATCACTTAACACTTTAGTAGTATTAGTATCATCAGCAAAAGCATTAGGTAATACAACAACACTTGCACCTCTAAATTTACCAATTCTACCAAATTCCCTACGTTCAGTTCTATCCATATCACTTACAAATCCAGGTGTTTCTTCAATAGTACCTGCAAAAGTAGGAGTACAGAAAATAACTACATTATCACCATAAGATTGAACATTTGTAATTAATTGACCCATTTGACTAGGAACAAAAGCATTAGCTTGTACTTTCATATTAGCAGATAAACCAGTAAATGAAGCAATTAAAGTAGTTTGAATTTGAAGATTAATTTTTTCCATAATACCATCTACAATAGCATTAATTAAATCAGTCCAATCTACAACTCCGTCTAAAAAACGCTCAAATTCGACATAAACTGCACCACCATATGCTTCCATAGTCATATTAATATAATCAACATCTAATCTTGTTCTTTCAATTACACCACCTAAACCAACTTTAGTAATAAAGTTAAGTAAACCTCTTTTACCTTTTTTAGTTTTAAATTTAGGTTTTTGTCCTTGGTCTAACATTTGATATTCAACGAAACCACCGTAGGCATCATCAACTCTCTTAGGCAGAATTTCATCTACATTTTCTTCTACTAATTCAAATATTTCATTTTTATTTTTTCTGAAACTCTTATACCTATTTTTACCATCAGGTACTAATTCCTTAAAAGCATTTCTTAATGCTTCATTTCTTTCAGCAGAAGTATATGTAATACCATCAACTACTGAATCTTCTCTATTATATGTAGCTTTTGCTAATTCAAAGTATTTTCTTTCCATATTAACTATTCCTCCTTTAAAATTATATTTGTATTTTATTATTTAGGCTTTTGTGCAGGTAAACATCAATGCTGCCTCACCAGCAGGTAAAGTTACAACTCTAGTTGCTTGTAATTCAATTACAGCATTTGCATCTTGTACAGCCACTAAACTAATTTGTCCAGTATTAGTTGCATAACCATATACAGGTGTACCAGCAACAATAGCAGCAGCAATAGCAGCATAATTTGCATAAGTACCATCATCATACTTAAAGTTATTAGTGTCGAACATATCCCCAATTTTCAAACGATAAATTCTAGGTAAAAATTCATTTAGATTAAGTCTAAAATTACCTAGAGACATATCACTTTCATCATACATTTTTTCTACACATGCTACTAAACCAACTCTTACAGTATTATTAGCAGGTAAACCAAGAGTTTTAGTATAATGTTCTTCTTCTAAAAGAAAACCATTTTGACAAGCAGTAGCAGCAAAATCAGTTGCATTCAAAGCATACTGAATATTATGCTCACCTGTTCTAACACCTGCTACTTTTCTTAAATTAACAATACCATATCTTCCTGTTGCTACGTTATTAACATTAGCCATAAATTAATTCCTCCTTAAATTTATTTTATTATTTTTTAATTAATGAAGTCCAATCTTCTTTTTTCTTAATAGAAAAATTAAAAATTGGAATCTCTGTTTCAGTTTTCTTTTTAGTTTTAGAAAATTTTGTAGATAATTCTTTAGAAGCATACATAAGTTTAAATTCTTTCTCCATATCTTCAATAGAAATTTCTTTATCTTGAATAGATTGAATTTCTTCAACAGATAATACTTTTGAGAAATTTTCAATTAATTCTGCTTTAAGTTGTTTTTGCTGAGATTCAAATGCTTCTAATTGTTGCTTTGTAATTTCAGATTTGAATTCCAATAGGGAAGTATTAGATTGAGTAAGAGTTTCGTTTTCTGATTTAAGAGTATTAAATTGTTCAGTTAAAGTAGAGATATTATTTTCGTATTCTGCTACTTTAGATTTAAGGGTTTCAAATTTAGGATTTTCTTTTTCATATTCTGCTGTAATTGTTTCCAATTTAGTTTCAATTTCATTTTTCTCATTTTCTAAAATAGTAAATTTATCATTAACTTCAGCAATTTTAGATTCAGTATCTTGTTTAATTTGTTCAAATTCAGAAGTTATAACTTCATTAATATTAGTAAATGTAGCACTATCACCTGCTTGCTTTGGTCTCCAATCAGGAATAAATTCTACTTTTGCTTCAAAATCTAAAGTTACAATATCGCCATTTAAACTATAAGGAATACCATAGTATGTATCCCAACTATTAGTAACTACAATAGCATTTTCATCTTTTAAATCCATTAAATAAAAACTACGTCTTTCAACTAATTCTCCCCAATAATTTTTCTTCATTTCAGTCATAGTTTGAAGAATCTTATCAATCTCTGTCATTAACTGACTATTACTTAAAGAGAATTGTTCTCTAATCTTACTTTCTATTTCTTCTAAAGATAAATCATCAATACTAAATGAAACAGTATCAACAGTAAGATTATATTTTTTTAATAATTCTAATTTTTCATCCACTATATTGTTTACCTCCTTCTTAATATTATCAACTTCTAATAAAGAAGATTGATTTTTTGAAAAAATTTGAGAAACTTCTTTTAACTCTTTCATCATTTGAGTAAATTGTTCACTACAATTTTGTTTATTAAATAATTGTATACTACTATTTTCAAAACATGGTTCCACTGAATTAGATAATATACAAAAAGCTGTAAATTGGAAATCTATAATTTCATAATATCCTTTGTCTGAAAAACTACCATTAGTAACTTCAATTTCCATACTATGATTAAAAACCTTATCTTCTTTTAATTTATTATATGCATCCTGTCTTTTCCATAATATAACATTAGTGCAAAGATATTCATGTATTCCAGATTCATCTTCAATTTCTTCCCACCAATAATCTGCACTTTCATAAACTACACCAATTGGATATGTATCATTTACAATATCAACAGATTGAATATTACCATTTTCATCTGTATCTATTTCTAAATGTGCATCATGTGAACCAAAATCACCTTTATTACCATTTTCATCAGTTATATTTCTATTATAATTAGTTACAATAGGACAATTATACATACTTTTAATATTTCTTTCAAAACTATCTTTTGAAATAAAACTATTATTCCTATTAAGCCCATGATATGCAATTTTAAGTATACCTGTATCGAAAGAAGAATTTATTTCAGTTATTTTATCAAATGATGAAGAATAATTAATATGCATTATTTTAGCAATAATTTATTCACCTCCTTTAAAAAGTCATTTTATTACTAAAAATAAATTGCTTTTTATCTATTTGATTAAAATTAAATGATAGAGTAGGGGAATTCTCAAAAATAAAAAAACTATTATTTTTAGATAATAGTTTAAATCCATTTAGAAGTAATACATTTTTTAGTTCTTCTGAGAAACAATGGATAAATTTTATAATAATCACCTTCTTATGATGCATTTTGTAATTTATATGATATAATATTTAATTCTTTAGTAAGAATATTTTCTATATTATCAAAATCATAATACCAAATTTCTAATAAGTTTATATTATTAATTTGTGCGTATTTTCGTTTTCTTTTATCATGTTCAATTTGCGTTTCAAAAGCATCATATGATTTATGGAAACCAGGTATGTATTTTTCGTGTTGAATTCCTTGATATTCAATTAATAAATTTAAATCAGGTATGTAGAAATCATATGATAGTAAACCTCCTCCAACACCTATAAGACCTTTAAATTCTTTTTGTGTAATAAAACATATTGCGTTATCTACATTGGATAATTTTTTATTATTTATTTCTATAAAACCTTTAGATATTAAAACTACACTACATTCTTTTTCTCCTTTTGATTTATTACATTCTGGACAGCCAGTATTATTACAATTTCTATTATTTACAGAATTATGCCATTCATGTCCACAATCTTTACATTTCCACCACACTTCTATACCAGAACCATAAGTAACATCATAAGGTGTCAATTCTCCATTTAAAGTAGAATGCCATTCAGATGCAAGTTTAGGATTCTTTGTCGCTAAACAATTTGATAATCCTACTTGCCTTCCGGCACAAACTCCACAACCAATATCTGCAAGAACACAATCCCAACTTAAATAAAAATAATCATTGCAATCTTCTTTTAAGCATTTCCATTTTAATAATTTACTACTATTAATGTATTCATTGCTAACTAATTCAAATAATTTATTATTTAATTTTAACCAATGTTTTATGTTTTTTATTGTATATGGATTATTCTTATGAAACCTCATTGGTATATAACCATGTTTTAAATTATCTAAACTAGAATTTAAAAAATATCCTTCATTGTCTTTTAAGATTAATTTACTTCTTGCATTTATATAATTTTTATCTATTAATTTATAACTTAAACTTTCTACAAAATTTTTAATATCAGTGTATAATAATTTTCTCAATATCATCATCCTCCAAATAAATTTATTTTAAATTAAAAAAGGACTAGCAATTAAACCAGTCCTTGTTTACGTTTTGTAAGATATTCACATAATATTTCAGTCCTTAAAAATACCCAACAATATTTATTTGTGTTTTCATTTAATGTTCTAGCAATATATCTTTCACCTATATTTAATAATTCTTTCTTAAGTCTATTACTGTAACAATAAAAAGGTTTCAAAATTAAAAACACTTCCTTTAAATTATATTACCTTTTATTTGTTTCTCCATCTCTCGCTTTAATGCCTCCATCAGTTAAATCTCCATCTGCAACTGACGGACGGCCTCCTTCGTCATCTTGACTACCAGAATTTTGATTCATACTAATAGGAGCAACCCATAATCCTTTTGATTTAATTAAATTTTCAAATTCTAAAGTAGCATTGTAATCATTAGTATTGTGACCATTGATGCTAGTAAGTATATTTAATGATCCTCCAATAGAAGTTAATTTATATTCTCTGTCAAAAATTTCTTGCTGATTAAACCATGTAGTTTTCCATATATTTAATTTAAATGTATATTTTTTTCTTAAATTTACATTAGAAATTCTATAGTTAAACCAACTCTGAATCTTATCTAACATTGAAAATACAAGAGATTGTATATATATCAAATTTTGAGATATACCTACTGAACTATTGGTTGAACTTCCACCTAGTAGTAGAGGATTAGCACCACTCTGCATGTATGCCATTGATTTTGCAAATTCAATTAAACTTGTTTTTTCATTTTGTATTGATTTAAAGGGTATCTCTTTAAGAGGAAAAGGTGAACCAGTTACGCATACAGTTTCTGGAACACCTGAAGCAACAACATTAACCCATTGTGCAACAATATCTGGCTCTACAAGAGGTATCCCATCTTGATTTGGGAATTCAATATTGATGAGTTTTATTTTATCATCCCTAGAACTCTCAATCTCCTCATCAATTAAATCATTTAATAAATATAATTCAGTAAATAATTGACTATACAATGGCAAAAAGAACGTGTCATTATCGCCACCTAATTTAATACAACACACTTTATCACTAGGTAGAGGTTGCCACTCTGGATACCTTAATCTATCTGAATTAGTTTTATACTTATTATACAAAACTTTAAATTCATCAGGATATATTTCTTCCCATGCGAATTCAGAAAGTTCACTATCCCTTAATAATTCTTCAAAATATTTAAAGTTAAATTCTACAGTAAATTGTCCTGATTTTATTGAACGTAATCTAACATATTTTATGGGTAAATCCCATAAATAAGGAAAGTTACCATCATTTTTTTCAAATCCACAATACGCACCATACCTAACTAAACTTTCAATAATTCTACGTCCAGTTTTTTTTATATCTATACTATCAATATATTTTCTAACAGTAGAAAATTCATTATTAAAATTTTTTAAAAGTTTATTTATTATTTCTTGTGATTCTTCTTCAGATAATTCTTTTGATGTTTGATTAGCAATTTCTTCTTTTAATTTTTGCATTGTAGAAAAATCAGGTTGAAGATAATTATCTAATGTTGCCATATTTGTAGTTAAATTAACTAATACTTTATACATTCCTTCAGGTGCATATAAATTATCTGATAAATCAAGTATCTCATTTTGATATTTTTGTGGATTGCCTAACCACAATTTTATTTTATCAATTGTTACATTTTTTAAATTTCTTCTTTTATTTGTAAATATTCCACCTATTCTTGATAGAGAAAAGTTTTTTGCTGATTCCCATGATTTTTTTAATGAGAATAGGGTAGGGGAGAGGTTTTGTTGGTTGGGTATTTGGTCTGACATTTAAAACCTCCTTTCTGTTTATTATTGTTTGTTGTTTATTTTGAATGTATAATATTATATTATTAGTTTATCGTCTTGCACGAGATGATTTATTTGCTATAGCAAAATATGATGAAGGGGAGATGTTAATTATTGCCTTTTTAGCTTTATCTTCAAAATTTTTAATATACCATAAACCATAAGCAACGGCGAAAAATCTATCTCTATCGACCGATCTAGTAACTTGTTCAACAGATAATTTACCACCTTGTAAATGTTTAATTTTTAAATTTGCAACTTCTTCTACAAATAAATCTGTTTGAACTTTTGGTAAAACTACATTATTTATATAATCTTCATTGCTTAATGAATAATTATTATTTTGATGTTTATCTAATATTTGAAGTTTTTTACCTTCAACAACATCAATAAAATTTACAATTATATCAGAGTTAATACCCTGTGAATGGAGTGCATATAAACATTTTTCTGAACCTTGAACATCTGGTTCATTATCAGTATTAATAGTATCCCAACATTTTAATATTTCTTTAGTAATTGGATCAACTTGTTCTTTTAATAATTCATCAATAATTCCTTTTCCTAGACCATTTTCGTCGCAAATTGCCTTTTTTGCATTATATAAATTTCTTATCCTCTTAAATTCAATTGCTTGTGCTGTGAAATTTAATCCTTGTTTTAAATTTATTAAATTTACTAATTGCATATTTATAATTCTATCTTCTTTATTCCTTTTAACTTTAATTACAGCAATAGAAGATTGATTGTTGCTAGATTTTTGAGAACGTGCAACATCCATACTAACATAATAATCTGATTTACCATCATATATTAATTCTGGTGATGTCAATGTTCTTAATTTTAAAAGTTTAGTAATATCAACTAATGCGCCATCTGAACTCCCACACCATTTCGATTCATAATTCTGTGCAAATGCAATAGGAGACATATTTTTCTTTTTATCTAAAATCTGCTGTTTAGTTGATCCTCTACCATACCAACATCCTAAATGCCAATCCGAACCTATAACTATTTTACCTTCTAATTTTATCATGTCTTCTTTCATACGGATACTTCTAGTAAATTCATCACTACCTCTAAATCCAGCAGTTGTATAAAAATTTACTTTTTGACTTAATTCTTCAGGATTTAATATTCCTAAATCACCAACAGTTAATCTACCATGTTCAACAATTGGAAATAATGAATCTTGAAATGTAAAATCATCAATTAAAGCAGATTCTTCAATCATAATTACGTGCCGTCTTTGACCTTTTGAAGTTGAAGAATTTGCCAATACATCTATCCGAGAATTGTTTACGAACTTAATTTCTGCGTCACTTTTAGAAAATTTAGCATCATAAATCTCATTTTTAAACCAAGGATATTTTTTTAATATATCATTATATTTATCTTTTAATAATTCTGCTGCATTTTCTTTTGTTTGAGCCGTTAGTGCAAATTCTATACCTGGAAAAAATACACATGCTATAAACATTATAATTTCTTCATTAAATGTTTTACCCCAACCTCTAGGATATACGCCATACATACTTAAAAATCGCATTGCTATCCTCATAAAAGTACGTTGATCAGAATGTAATTTAATACCACCTTTTTTGGGTTTAATTAAATCTAACCATAAATCAGGGTAAAATCTTGCCCATGAAATAAAATCTACATATTTATCTAAATTACTTCTAAATTGATTATTTTCTTCTTCTCCTTTTGGATTTACTGTACTATTAAAATCAGGATTATAATTATTTCTACTTTCTTTTGTTGTATGTTTTGCATTATCACTTTGAAAATTCCCATATGATGACATTTAATCACCATCTTCTTTAATAAAGATTTTTATTTTATCTCTATTTTTTTCTGTAGTATCATCTGTAAATATTCCATAAGGATCTCCATATTGTTTAATATAATCTTCTTTTCTCCTATCATAAAAAGAATATACATCTTCATAATTACATGGTGGTAAACCGCTTAAATCTCTAATATAATTTACGTAACACCAAATATTAAAATCTAAAGCATCATTTGGTCTATACTTAAATCTTGGAAGGATAGGTATAATATCAACTTCTTTTTCAACTGCCTGAGACAATTCTGAAAAAGTAGAGAGTCCATCTGATAAATCTGCTTTACTTAATTGACTAGGATTTATTTTTGCTGATGTTGCAGCCTTATTTGCAAGTTCTCCCCATTCTTTAGCTTCTTTTACATCACCTTTTGCTGTTGCAATTTCCTCTTTAACTCTGTATCTAATATAATTCAATAATGCTTCAGTATGTAAATTAGTTATTTCTTTATAATTATTTTTTAATAAAACATACTTTCTTTCAAACGCTTCAAATTCTTCTTGTTTATAACCTTTTCCCCATTTTTCTATTATTTCATTTGTAACTATAAAATTAGATTTATAATCCGATTGAGATATATTTTCACTACTTAAGTTATCATAATTTAACTCGTTTTCAATCTCTGGTAAAAATTTAGAATCTTCCCATCCTAATTTACGATATTGAGAAAGTTGTAAATTTTTTATATATGTACTAAATGTATCCATTTTATCTTCCAAAGAAGATTTCCATATGTTATATAAAAATGGACGATCAATCAATCGTAATGTTTCTTTAACTTTATCTAAAATAACAATCCCTTTATCATCTGCAATCATTTTTTTTAAACAAGGTTTACAGTATGGTATTCTTGAAGTCTGATGAATTGGATTATAACTAACATAATACTCTGTTGGTTTTTTAGGTTCTCCACAGGCTGCACATGTTATCTGTGAAACTTTTTTTTGTGACTTTATAGATGTATTACTATTAGTATTTTTTGGTCTTGGCATAAAGCCACATTCCTCCTTTAAATAACTACTTTTAAATCATTTGTATATTCATTTTTATACTTCCATTTATAACCCTTATAAGTTAATTGTTTTCCTTTGCAACATTTTGCTATTGCACTAGCATCAATATTTAAAACTTTAGAAACTTCAGATGCTGATGTCCATTCTTTTATAAAATTACCATCAATTGATAATTGGATTATAGGAATTCTTGAACTAGGTTTGGCTCCTTTTTCAAGATATACCTTATTTGAAACATTATTTTCATCAATTAAAACATCTTTCCAAGTTTTATTTTGATTTATATAAGATATTGTCGAAGGAGTAACATCGTAAATTTTACTTATTTCAGAACAACTTTTCCCTTCTAAAAGCAAATATTTAATTTCCATAACTTTATTTTTATCTAATTTATTAACAGATAATCTATTTATTAGTTGTTCGTTATATTCTTCACCAATATTTTCCCAACTATTTAAATTTTTAATTGAAGATACTTGACCAAATGTAATTTCAAAAATGTCTGCAATTTCTTTTATATTTAATTTTTCTTCAATTAATAATTTTTTAATTTCAATTATATTTTCTTCATTTAATTTTTGTCTCGGTGTTTGAATAATTAAGTCATCATATTCAGTTTTTATATGTGACCATCTTTCACCTGTTTTTATTTGAGTAATAGTATTAGGTTCTACATTATATAAATTTGCTATATCTATAATTCTGTTGCCTTCATATATCATTCTTTTTATTATAATAATGTCTTTATCTTTAAATTTTGCATTAAATTTATCTTCTCCTCTTACCCAAACAGAAGAATCTCTACTTCTAACTCCTTCGCTTAATTTAATTAATGTTTCTTTTGAATGTTTTCTTCCCATCATTGGAGCAGATGAACTTTTTGAAATATTATATCCTTTATTTCTATTATAGGATTCATACAAATCTAAATAATATTGCTCTCTTTCTAAAGTTTCATTTTCATTACATTCTTCTATTATTGAAAATTCAAAACTACTATTGCCATGTTTATTCCAAGAATATTGTAAATACTTATTACTATGTATATTTTTTCTAAATTCTCTTTTATGTTGTCTCCATCTATCTACAATATCAATGCTACTACCAATATAAATTTTATTATTTTTTAAATTTTTAATACAATAAACACCACTTAATTTTTTATTCATTTCTAATCATCCTCCACACAATTATTTTAATTTTCTCTACACATTTCCTAAATTAAAAATAAAAAAGAAGTTAGGTTGTGTAGAGAGGGGATCATGACTCCCCTTAAAATACCTAACTTCTTAAAATCTATTAAATTTATATTTATAATCAAAAATTTAATCTACATCTCAACAAACTCAACACAATAATTATCTTCCTCTAACTTTCCATTTATTTTTGCCATATCAAATAAAATACTATTAGTAGCAATCACATTATCAAACACATCTCTATTAATTTCACTATCAATTACAGCAAAATGATATTTATAACCTCTTGCATTATCATTAGCATAAATAAAACTAATTAAACTGTCATTATTAAATCTAATTTCAAATCTATCCTTAGATACAATAATTCTATCAATATATTTCTCACTTAAATTAACGAAATTATTTTCTTTGACTATATTTTTAAATTGTTCAATTTTATTTTTATTACTATAATAAAATATTACATTAATTTTATCATTTTCTATACATTTGAATAAATATTTATAAAATATACCATGAATCACTTCATATTGTGCAATACGTTTTATAGTTTCATATTTATCTTTATTGTTATCTTTATTATATTCATTAATTAATTCATCAAATTTAATTAAATTTTCAGGATAAAAATAAAACATTAATAAACAATTAACTCTTAATTTACCAATATTATCATCTTTTAAAGATAACTTAATATTACCTTTATCTATTTTAAATTCAACATTGCTTAATTCATTAATTAATTTATCTGTTTCTTTATGATATTCCATTACATTAGATAATCCTAAAAATGGTTTAATATATGAAGATAATGCTAATTCAGGAGTTTGCAAAAATCTTAACATACCATATTTTAAATCATTTAATATATCATTAATATATTTAGCATTTACACCATCTATTTCTCTAATCTGTATATTAAAAGGATTAATATTTAATTTAAACATATCAATAAATCCTAACCCATAACCATTTTTATCTGCTAAAATAATTTTTATATAAAATTCATTACATAACCAGATTGCTTCATCTACCAAGTCTTCATATGATTTATTTACTAATCTTTTTATTACTATAATATCTTTTCTATTCCCTTGAATATTAATTCCCATCATTATTGTTTCTGAATTACTACCTATATCTACAATTAAATAATCACATTTACGGTTGTTTGACATAGTTAATACTCTGTTTTTGTTTAAAATTTCTTTTGTTATCATGATATCTCTCCTTCTCATGGTAGGACATGACCCAATATTTTTAGTGGTAAGACACTACCTAAAATTAATAAATTCTTGCTTCTATGCATAATTTAATGCACAAGAAAATTCACCCTTAAAAAATAATATCAAGGATGAACTTTATCTACATTAATATTACTTATTCATCATTACACATTTGAATATAATTCTTATGATTCTCCCATCCAATTTCCTTACCTTTAATATAAATATCACCAATTAAATTAAAAATACACTGTGGACAATTATCTCTTTTTAATACTTCTTCAGTAAAATAAGCAATTAATTTTAATTCTTCAATTTCTTCAGAACTAATATAATTCTCACATTCTTCATTACAATCTATACATTCACTACAACCTAGACATTTATTTTCTTCACAATCATCACATTTATCTTCAATTTCATCTTCCTCATAATCTTCAATAAAAATATCTGCAAATTCATCTAATATTTTTCTAATTTTATAAGAATTACCTTCAGTTTCTTGAATCCTACTTACAAAAATATCTAATAAATTATTATAATCAAATTCTTCAATACATTCATATTCATCTTCTTCACACTCTCCACAACATTCACCACTTTCACAGCAATTATCATAATCATTACATGTTTCACATTGACAATCAGTAGTGTTAACATCTTCGGTATATTCATAAGGATTTTTATCTGATTTTTCTATATTTTTTACTAAAATTGATTTTTTATCTTCAACTTCTTTTTCTCTTTCTAAATAAAAATAATATTCATCACAATCCACTGAATTACCATTAATATAAAATTCCTCAATAAACTTGCCAGATTTAGAATCATAGATTGCCTTTGCTTCAAATAAATTCATATAATAAAATTCTCCTTTTAATATGTATTTAATTATAATATTAATTTAATTGTAAAGTTATTTTACAACATATCCTTTTCTTTCAGCATTAAAGTGTTTTTAGAGCATTCGATACTAGCATTTGCATTTATACTAGTAACTTGTAAACTATGATCAACATTCATTTTATTCAAAATTAACGTCACACTGTCATCCATACTAATTCCTGAGTTAATAAGTCCAGTATAGAAACCTGCATAATAACTTGCATCTTTCAATCCTGATTTAAATTCATTAGCATCTAATTGAATATTATCATCTTCTACTAGATTATCTGTACTGATCTCTAATGGTTCGAAGAATAAAATTACTTCAGAAGACGAAGAGGGTAGGGGAGTGGTTTCTAGTTGTTCATTAGTTTTACATTTATCTGTCATATTTTTTACTCCTATTTATAAAATTTTATCAACGCATCCAATAATAATTGCTTCTTCAGGCCAAAGTGAAACGTCTAAATCATGTTCTGTAATACTATTAAGTGTTTCTTGAGTAATATTGGTATATTTTAAAATTATATCTTGACATCTACGCCATAATTCCTCTAAATCTTTAAGTTTTCTTTTAGATTGTTCTACTGATATATGCCCTAATTCGTAATTTTGAAGTTGATGATATAAAAATCTTGTATGTCTTTGACAAATACGTTCAGAACAAGAGATGAAAATTTTAAAAGCACCAGAAAAAATTATCCCATATGCTTTACCAATAATTCTATATCCCATATCTTTAAGTGTTTCAATAGTAGAAACAATACTTAAAGTTGCATAAACTGAACCGCCATAACTTGAAATTTTTAATATTATAGGTTCTGCATCTT